ACGACATTAACCCAACCACCTTTACCATCTTTTGATTTGGATCCTTTGAACCATTGACGAAGGTTACCACCTTCATGGACTACTTGTTCACCCATGCCCCCGCCATTACCACCATTACCGTTGCCACTGCTGCCGTTGCCACCATTACCATTGCCATTGCCGTTTCCATTTCCGTTGCCATTTTTCTTGGTTTCAGATTCAGAATCTTTTTCGAGCATACCTCTTCCACCCACATGGTATCCCATGGGAATCTTCTTACATTTTTTATCGGTGAAACAGTAATACTGTCCAGGAGGACACTTTTTCATAAGAAACTAGTAGTCTCATGTATTATTTAGCAATCACTTATCGCAGAGTTGACGATTGATCCTGCTTCAGATCCAATGTTATTCCCTAACAATGTTGCCCAACCAGCAGCCAACCATCCAATGTAAGGTATCCCCATGACTGCAGGAGCGGCGACTCCGGTAGCGATAGCACTACCTGCCATTGCACCTTGTGATCGTGCTCCAGCGTCCGCCACGATGCACTCTATGTCTTTCGCAGACTTTCCCTCGCCGTCTACTGCAGCACCTCCTATATTTCTTACACCTTCTGCGGTATATTCATCTCTTCTATATTCTGTTCTATCTGTTGTTTTATTTCCTCCAAAGAAACCCTTCTTGTTTTCTTTTAAATCAAGGGATCTCTCAGATGTAAGAGTCTTTGGATCATTAGCTTTGTATTCTATTTTATAACCATCTTTATCAACTTCTACAGAATATGACGAATATCTACCGCTTGGAAAATTAATTGTAGGTGGTTGAACATGATCCTTCCTAGAAATCAAATGTCCTAAGGCACCAATATGAGCAACACCAACTATTGCTCCTAATCCAATTCCAAGATACTTGAGAGTTTTCATAATTCACCTAGCGAATTTACTTTGCTCTCTTTTTCCTCCCATCACAATGTGCTTTTTGAGAGAATCCCTTAGGATTAGAGCAATCAATACTGCGCTTGTATTTAGCACTCCAAGATTCTCTCATCGCTTTTGTTTTCTTTTTCATCATATTAATATATTTTCTATAAACTGCGGCTTCTGCAGTTTTACCCATTTCTCTTGCTCTCTGTTCCATGGCAACAGCTGCTTGAATCTTATGAGCATGTGATCTTGAAGAGTTGCGAATTTTACTTACAGATTCTTTTGCTTTCGCAACATTCTTAAATCCTAAACCGTGAATAGTTCCTTTAGGATCTTCATCGGTGTAAAGATCAGAGTGCTTCTTTGATTTTGCAGGTTGTCCAGGTTTTCTTGGAATCCTAGGATTAGATTCCTCTGTTTGAAATCTTTTTAAATTATCACGAATTCTTTTAATTGTATTATCATCCATTAACTGAGTATATTCTTTCGATGCATGAACCATTTGATCAATACTAGGTCCATCACCTTGACTATTTGACAATGAAAGTTTTAATACTGGATAAATGTTTGAAAATCTAAATCTTGCCTCTCCGGGTTCGGCAGGTGTTTGATAATCTTGAGTGAGATCATCATCATCCTCATTCTTAAACAGATATGGAATATAATTAGCAACACCGCTCCCAGTGGAGTTCGTGGGCACTGCTTCTGACATAAACTGTTTGAAACTTTTCATGCGTTCAATGCGGTATAGATGACACTGAAAGTTGTTAATCCAGCGGATGCGGGATATGCTAAAAGTCTTAACTGTCCAGCACTCACATCTGCTGAAAAAGTAGCAATGCCTGCAGGTGCTTGAAGTGTTCCATACTCAGTAACATACGCCGATGTACCATCGTGCATTACTTTAACAATAGTAGAGTTAAAACTGCTTGATTGAGTCACTTGCACATTAAACTCAACCGATTGATATTTTGGTGCTGAAATAGATACAAGCGCAGTTTCATTAGTAGTAGCAGTTGTAGTCACACCAGACTGAACAACACCACCAGACATATTTAAATTTGTTTTGGTTAATGAACCTACGATGTATGGCATTTTACGTTGCTGTCTCTAGAATACTTAAAATACACTTAAGTGTGCTATTTGCACTGGCAGTAACTTTTACTGCATCACTTGTTTCTAAAACCAATTTTCCACTTAGGGGAACAAAGGCATCATTAGTAGGAACGTTCGCCTCTTTAATAATTTCAGTGTCTGTTCCAGATCTTGCGTGTTTCATTGTAACTGTTGCATCAGATGATCCAACATTAGCTACATGTGCATATAAAAGAATGGCAGTGTAACCAGTCGGAGCAGTGTACATTGTCTGCTCTGAGTCAGTTAATTCAAGCGTAACTGTTTGAAACCTATTAAGTGCTAATTGTGCCATCTTAACTCAATGCTAGAATAAACGGTGTCATTTCTGTAAATAAACTTCTGGAGAATGCTCTACCACTAATTGTACCAGTGTTTTGATTAATTTGTAAATCGTCACCTATTCTGAAGTTACCAGATTGATCAGTACTGGTATAAACAACATTACCTCCATTTGTCTTAGTAACTTCATTTGCTTGAATAGTAACACCACCACGTTTTGGAGTTGCCTCTGTAATAGTATTACCAGAACCGATATATTCAAAGGTATGAGAACTAGCAATAATTTTGCTCTGTTGGAAGAAATGAACCGATGTTCCTACACCAACTGAATTAATTAAATTTTCTTCAAGAGTTAATGTAGTAATTCCAGACACTATTGGTGTCGAACTATTTATTGTATAGTAAATAGGTGCCATTGCAGCAGTGGCGGTTGCGGTGTTTATACCGACATCTGGAGCACTAATAGTTACAGAAGGTGTCGTTTGATATTGAGATCCACTACTAATAATAGTAATTGATGCTACACTCTCTCCCTCTAAAGTTGCAAAAGCAGTAGCAGTTTCTCCACTAGCTCCTGTTGGATCATCAATTGTAACTGTGGGAGTGGATGTATATCCTGTGCCACCAGAACCAACTGTGATGGACTCTACAGATTCAAATAATTCTCCAAAGAATACAATTTGTCCATCGTAAGGACGTGTAGTTGTAGCACCTACATTAATAGTAACATTATCTTGAGCAGCATCGGCAGCAGAGGTACAAGTTCCGATGTATTGAAGACTTCCTTTGCCATCAGCGACTAAACCCAGTGTACCAAAACTACAATTACTATTTGCAACGTCTGCTTGTCCACCTGCGTGACAAGTAATCGCTTGATCGCAGCAGATAGTGAAAACAGAAACTAACTGAGCATACCCTTCATTGGTAACAGCAACACCGATGCCACCCTGATTGTATTGAGTGAACGCATCAACATTCATTGACTTAGTTTTTACTGCTAAGTTACCATCAATACGAATACCAGTACCAGTTGTTGTATCACTAGTGCAGTTTTGAATATAAGGACCTTTCCATTTTCCACCACCTACATTAGTGGCAATACCTGTTGGGAATGCAACTGCAGCAGCGGGAGCAGTGTGTCCCGAAAAAGTCATATTTGCTAACTTACATCCTTTGTTGACGTGGAATAAGTCAGATGTGGGTGTGCTTGGCAATACCTTAACCGTTCTTAAATCATCACCAACAACTGCGCTAAAAGCAGGAAGTTCAATGGGATTACTTTCAACATAGTTTCCAGATAAAACTTTGATGACAGATCCTGATGATGCTACAGACACTGCACCTGCAATAGTTAACTTCGCATTATCAATAGATGTTCCATTATTACTATCACTACCATCTTTTGCAACATAGAAAACATTTGGTGCAGAGTTAATACCAGAGGCACCTGTATCAATATTGACATTATCACCAATAATAACACTTGAATTGGTTATCGTTACAATACCAGTAGAGATGGTATTATTTTCACCATCGATTGTTACTGATGCAGAACCAACAGTGAGGATACCAGTTATCCTGGCATCCCCTTCAACCATCAGAGCAGTTGTAGCAGTTCCTGTAAATACCTCAACACCACTTCTAAACGTACCAATTCCAAGCGAATCGACGTTAGTAACGTCTTCATAAGTAATAGTGCCGCCAACAGTTATGTTTCCATCAACATATTGATTTCCTTCAACATAGAGGGCAAAATTGCTTCTGGCAATTGTTCCAACACCAACATTTTTAGTGGTATGAATACCAGTAGAAGTTACCGCCCAAGTTCCTCCAGCTCCAACTGATCCACCACCACCACCACTGTTAGCAACGGTTTCCCATTTTTTTCTTGATGCATTATATTGAAGAATATATTCATCTTCTAATCCTGAAATATCAACATCTGAAAGATCTTTGACAAATCCAGCACCACCTCCACCAACGGTTGAAAGTTGTTGTTGAATTCTATTGACGAAAAGTGTATAGTGTTTTGAAAGATCGTCAAGAGTCGCAAACTTTTGATCTGTTGGTGTTAATGGATCTTTTCCACCACCCACATCCTGACTTACATCAGCAGGCTCATCTAGAATCTGCTCGTTAAGTTCTATCTGAGTTTTTTTAATATCCTCTACAATTCTATAGAGGGATTTAATATCACCTTCTACCGGAGAAAATCTTTTATTGAACTTACTGACTAATTTTTTAAGTTCATCTATCTCTTCATCATAATATTTTACTTCAGGAAGATTCGATATCTCTTCTCTTAGTTCAGTAAAATATCCGAGAAGAAGTTCATCAGTCTTTATACTCTTGTCAGTTGCTTCCTCAAGTTCTTTTTTAATATTGTTTTTGAGTTTATTATATTCGCCAAGAATCTGTTTCTTTAACTTTTTATCATCATCTTTAAAAGTTTTTTGATACTCAAAAATTTTAACAGAAGATTTCTTGAGCTCATCCCATATTTTCTCTTTCTCAGACTCAAACTCTTCTCTGATCCCTTGAGTTTCAACTTTACTTTCAAAAAACTTAACGTCTATAGAATCAGAATATTCGTCAAAGTTAAAATTTAACCTCTCTTTTAATGTATCAATTACGTCAGATACTTTTTCAAAATTTTCTTCAATACCTGTAAATGTATTTTCAACCCAAGGAAGAGGAGCGAGTTCCTCTCTTACTTTGGTGATATCTTCTTTTATTGAATCAATATCTTTATCATAATATTTTGGCTCAGGTAAGTTTGTAACTTCCTGAATAACAGAGTCTATTCTGTCTTCAATATTTTGAACCTGCTCATCATAATATTTGACTTCAGGTAAAGAAGAAATATTTTCCTTTACAGAATCAATTGCATCACAAATTGCCTCAATTTCATCATCATATACCTTTGGTTCTGGAACCTCAGGAATTTCTGATTTTACTTGATCTACTGCTTCGCAAAGTTTTTCTAAAACTTCATCAAAATGCTTTATTTGAGGAATGTCAAGAATTTCTGCCTTGACTTCCTCAATAAGTTCTTTTACTTCGTCAAGAGTTAAGTCTTCTTCTACTACAACTTCTTCGACTAACTCTTCTTCCTCTCTTTCTACGTAATCATCAACTGAGGGAAGATCATCTTCAACTTCCTCTTCAATTGATGGTAAAACGCTTTCTTGATTATCTTCTATAGACGGCAAATCATTATCAACCGCTTCTTCGACTGAAGGAAATTCATCTTCAATAATATAATCGTCTAAAGACGGCAAGTTTTTATCTTCAGCCTGCGCCATTAAAATATGAGTAAATTACCTCGGGTTTTCTCACCCTTAGTTATTTATCTTGCTGCTTGTTCTGCTTTAAAAGTTTGGCGAGATCTGCTGTAGAGCCAACAAAAAGTGCGTTTGTGACATTTGTAGGAGAAGACTTCTTTGTGTCCTCCTCAACGTCTTTTAATTTCTTCTGTAAGTCAAGAAGTTTATCAGTTGCATCTGCGACACTCTTGATTAACTGTCCTGCAACTTCATATGCTCTTGCTTGCTCTGTTTCTTGTGCAAGCTCAAGGGCACCATTTACTGCTTCCTGCCCCTTTTCAATAAGAGAGTACAAATTACCTCTCGTGTATTCATAATCTTTTCTGGTATCAGTTTTTATCGCCTCTACTTCTTTCGGAACAGGTTTTACTGGCTCACTTGAGACTATTTCACTAGAGACATCAAATGTTTCGTTTAAACTGTCAAAACTCATATTACTGTACCATCGAATCCAAAGTCGTCACCAAATTCAATCAATGGCGTATCAGCAGCGGTTATCAGATTAACAGCACTACCTCCTACATGTGATGCAGTAAGAGTGTTATCTTGTCCTCTCTTTGTGAAGAGAGTATTGCCTTCTTTTCTATCGACATATATTGATTCATTGTCAATTACGATATAAACATTTTCTGCTATTCCAGAAGAGTCATTGACTTGAATAACATTTGTGGTTGTTCCAATATCTTGTGCCAAATTGGTGACAACATTATCGGTATAACTCTTTGTTGCTCTTGGGACAACCGTGTATGTAAGATCTCTTGTGGGTGTAGAAGAATCGTCTTGAACGTAACCAACACGAACCTTTTTGATAAGATCTTTGGATGCCTTTGAAGTATCTCCAACAGGTCCGAAAAGATATGTCTTGGCAGTAAACCTTATTGTATAAAGTAAGGATCTCCTGGTGCTGAAATTGCCTTCATAATCATCTTGCATGGAGATATTTTCTATCACTACAGGAATATCTCTTTTCTCTCCAATTGTGTCTACTAGATTGACAGATAATGTATATGCTGGTTGAAAGTAGGGTAAAATTTGCTCAACAATTTGAAGCATGTCATCATTCAATTTAGTAAAAATTGATAACTCAAATGACATGTTATATGGAACAGGCATGTAGGTTTTTCTAATTGCAGTTGCAATTCCTACAGTTTGTGATTTAAATGTTTGAGTTGTTGTTACCTTTCTTGTTCCATCATATTGTAGCCCAGTAAACTCAAACGACATTCTGGGTAATGTAATTGCCGTGGGTTTATTAAGATCAGCAGATTGCTCAAGTCTGGCGAGAAACTTTTGTGTAGGTCCGTATGCTAATGGCACTTTGATGACATCATCAACGTTCCCAGAAGAATCTAAGTGTTTGATTTCAATCCCATTAAAGAGACTGCCAAACGAAATAATCGTTCTCCTCAGAATCTCATGGTAAAAGTATTCAAACATACTTGTCCTAAACTATTAGCTTTATTTATATTAAGGATTACCAAAGGGATTAGACTCAGAGAAATCAAGGATTCCATCTGCTTCTATTTCAATATTGTCATTGTCAGTATATGGATCAATAACATCGTCCGTGTTAATTGTAAGGACAGCTCTACTAGCACTGCTTGCAGATCCAACTAATGTTTCACCAACACTGAATGAACCAGAAATAATTTTAAGTTCCAGAGTATTAGTTGTTGCATCCCAAGAGTTAACATGTGCAGTAGTTCCGCTTTCAGATCCAGTGACTAATTCATTATATTCATATGATCCTGTTCCAACACCTGTTGGATCTCCTACAGTTAGAGTTGGAGGAAGAACATACTTTGCGCCACCATCAGTTAGTCTAATATCTGTTACAATACCAGCAGAATTAATCGCAGATATTCCTCTTGCAGTGTGAACTCCTGCTATTAATTCGACGTAATTCTTCTCAGAAACTTCGTTCGATATTGTTACAGAAGGAGGTGTAAGATATCCACCACCACCATATATCATATTAATTCCTGTAACAATACCACACCCATCAATACCAAACTCAAATGATGTTGTAGCAATTCCTACGCTTGTAGAACTCTCTGATAAGAAGATGGTTCCAACACCAATTGAAGAAACATATGTTGAAGAAGAAATAAAATTATTACCAACGACAAGATCATCGTAATGGAATGTAAGGCGAACTCTATCTCCCTTAAGGATACCAACCGTTGATATACCAGTGATTTGATTTGATTCTGTTGACATGGTGCCAACTGCTTTCACTGAATCAAATCTCATAGTAGCAATACCAGTTGCTCGGAATTGTGTAGAAATTCCTCCCGGTTCACCTATTGTAACTGTAGGAACTGCATTATAACCAAAACCACTATTGCCAATTGAAATTGCAGTAACAGATCCTGCAACTGATACAGTGGCAGTCGCTGTTGCTCTGACTGGAGATGGAGCACTGAAAGTAAGTGTAGGTGTAACTGTATAACCAACACCAATTGTTGCGCCCTGTCCAACCGCCCAAACCTCTGTTGGATCAAAAGTAAGTCCTGTAACAACACCAATGGAATTAATTGTTGCAATACCAACAGCAGTTGTTGAGGGGCTAAGGGTTCCAGTTCCAAGTCCAACCGTGACTGTTGGTTGTGAGGAATATGCTCTACCACCAGTAGAAATTGCAACACTACTATTATCAAGTGCTGATCCTAGATCATATGCAGTTGCAGCACCGCCCACAAGTCCAATAGTAGCCTCTGCTCTGACAGTTGCTGGAGCGGTTATTGTTACTGTTGGAGCACTACTGTAGAATCTACCAGAGTTTCCAATTGAAATCTCTGTGACATTTCCTCCATATAATGTAAATGCGTTAATTGAAGCAGTCGCTGTAGCGTTTACACCTGTACCTGTAGGATCTCCGAAAGTAACCGTTGGAGGTGTCTTATAGAACACACCACCAGTTGTATTGTCTGGGAATAGGATAGCAGATGCACCGATACTTATGGGTGCAGACATGATACTAACACCGCCACCAACCATTGGAGTTGCAAGAACCGCAGTTGCAGCTGCACCAACATGTTTAGGAGTTGAGAATGTTACAGTTGGAGCAAATACATATCCACTACCACCATCAGATATCGTAGCAACTCCCACAACACCATCTGCAATAGTGGTGGTTGCGGCAGCTCCAACACCCTTACCTCCGACAAAGGCGACACCAGGTGCTACAGTATATCCACGTCCAGAATTTCTTAATTCAACGCCTTGTATCTTATCACCTATTTGAGTTCCATCACAAGCATTTAAACCACTAATCATGGTAGAAATACCACTTGCAGTTATTCCACCCGATGGTGCTGAAGAAATAGCAACTCTAGGTGCAAAGGTATATTTTTCTCCCCTATCAGTCAAAGACAGAAGTCTGATACCACCATCTACAATTCCAGCAATCGCGGTGCTTGTAACGGCAGAACCAACCATAGTCAAGGTGATATTATAACCCTGATCTTGAATATTATCGTCTATCTCTTCAATATTGGTATCAATAAGTTCATTTTCATAGCGGAACAATTCACATGTTAATTCATAAACATAGTTTTTTTGTAATTGATAGAATGGTTTTTCATGCTCAACAAATTTTATCTCGAAAAGTCTATCACCAAGTGGGAACCAAATTAAATCACCCTCTTTTGGACGAGTTGCAAGTTCAATGTTTGGTAAATTCTTAATTAAA